TGACCACGTTAGTTCAGTTACTCTTGAAATTAGCAGCGATGAAATTATGACTACAGCTATGGGTGAAACATTCCAAAGCAGAACAGGTGGTCTTAAAGATGGTAGTTTATCTATCGAATTTCAAAATGATTTCGCAGCTTCAGAAGTAGATGCAACATTATGGCCACTACTTGGAACAACTACAGCATTTGTAATTAAACCAAAGAGTGACGCAATAAGTGCAACTAATCCAAGTTACAGTGGAAACATTTTAGTTAATCAACACATTCCAGTAGGAAATGCAGTTGGTGAGCTTGCGACAATGAGTGTGACTTACCCTACTTCGGGTGCAATTACGAGAGCGACTTCATAGTGGGTAATATGGTCGTCGTTATGGAAGACGGCACTAAATACGAAGTAAAGATAAAACCTAAAGATATCATTGATTTTGAGCGTAAGTTCGATGTCGCAGTATCAATTCTTCAAGAAGAACAAAGATACGAATGGTTACTTTATCTAGCTTGGCTAGGCGCAAAACGCAATGGCGTAACAGAAGATTATGACGCTTGGGTGAATAAAGTTGAAGAACTAGACATTTCAGGCGGTACTAACCCAAAAGCATAAAAGGTTTTATTGACTTAGTAGCTTTAGTTAGCTTAGAAATAGGGATAAGTCCCAATGAAGTTATGAACCTAGATATGGAAATGTTTGACACTCTAGTAGAACTAATACATAGAAAAAACGAACAATAATATGGCAAGAGCATACAAAAAAAGCGATATAGCAATAGACAACTCAGAATTAGTTGAAATAAGGAAAGAGATGAATACCTATGCACGTAAAGACGTATTAAAAGTTTTATCAAAGTTTCACAGAGAGATTGCTAAGGAACAGATGAAAGAAGCACGTACTCTTGGAAGAAGACAACGTGTTCCTAAAGCAAGTCGTAGTGTTATGGGTATTACGGCTAGCGGTACAAGAACAGGCGCTAAAGTAAACTTAAAAACGAATGACAGGTACCCATCAACGCTATCGATGGAGTTTGGTCGTAGACTTGCTTATGTTCCTACTAAATCAGGTAAGACAAGAGCTATATCAAGAAGTCAAATAGGTAAATTACCGTACTCAAGACCAGGCGCACAATTTGAATATAAACCTTGGATAGGAAACCAGTCTGATAGAGGAGATAGTTCTTTTTATCAGCTTGGTAAAGGTGGCTATGTTGTCAGCAAGACAATAGCTAAAAACCAAAATGAGATTTTAGAGACATACAACGACAGAATGTATGACGCATTAGTAAAGGCAATTAAATAATGGCATTTGATAAAAAAGTATCTATATCTATTATCGGTAAAACTGATAAGTTTGTTAAAGACCTTAATAAAGGACAAAAAGCACTTAAAGGTTTAGGCAATGTAGCTTCTAGCATTGGTAAGGCTACAGCTATTGGACTTGCAGGTTTAGGCGTAGCAGCAGCAACCGTTGGTAAAGAAATGGTTAACTTAGCTTCTGACGCTATGGAAGCAGAAGCAGCATTTGACGCTACTTTTGGTGATGCTATACCTGAGTTTGGTACATTCATAGAAGATTTCAGTAAAAAAGCAGGTATGGCTTCATTCGAGCTTAAAGACCTTATGAAAACATCAGGTATGGTTTTACAAGGTATCGAAATGACTGCTGAGGAAAGTGCCAATATGTCACAAGCCTTGGCAACAGTTGCAGGTGACGTAGCAGCATTCAACAACGTACAAGGTGGTACGAAACCAGTTATGGAAGCGTTCACTAAAGCATTGCTTGGTGAAAGAGAAAGCCTTAAAACCTACGGTATAGCTATATCAGAAGCAGAAGTACAAACTAAAGCATTTGAGATGACTGGTAAGACAACATCAGCTGAACTTACAAAGATGGAAAAAGCGCAAGCAACTTACGAGTTAATTACAGCAAAGTCAGCAGTTACACAAGGTTACTTAAATGCTGAGCAAGAAAGCTTTGCAACAAAGTCTAAACAAGCAGGCGCACAAGTAAAAGAATTAAAAGCAAAAATGGGTGAAGCGTTGTTACCGATAGTAACTGCTTTAATACCAAAGATTATAGATTTAGTAGAACAAGTTGGGCCGCAACTAATTAGCGCAATGCAAAGCGCAGCGCCGTTTATTGAAATGATTGGAGACGTATTAGGTGCATTAATACCACCGATACTTATGGTAGGTTCAATACTGGTAAAAATGCTAGCACCTGCGTTTAAGTTTGCATTTAAATTAATAGAGAAGTTTACATTACCATTCTTAAAAGCATTCCCTGAAAACTTTGAAAAAATGATTAACAGCGTTGTTAGAGGTATGAATAAGTTTATTGATAAAATAAACGGATTTGCTAATAAAGCTAAAGGGTTACTTAGCAAAGTGGGTATTGACTTAGGTTTTGGAGAAATAGGTAGATTAGCTGAAGTTAGCTTTGCAAATAAAGCAGCTTCCGAAATTAAATCTGTTGTTGGTACAAGTGCAACTACTAGCGGTGGAGAGATAGCAGGAATGACTGATATGGCTTTAGGTACTGCACAACAGCAAATAGGTAAAGCGCAACAAGCTATAACTATAAATAACTATGCACCAATAGCTAGTCCACAAGATGCTGAGAGGATATTCCTACAAGGTGCTAATCAGTTTAATAAAACAAACGGTGCTTTAAATAGAGTTGTAACTGTAGTCTAATGGCTCAACCAACTGTACGTGTTAGAATAGGGTTCACCGCAAACGAATTTACCTTAGACGATTTAGTAAGAGGTGTATTAGATACAGGCCAACTAGCAGGTGCGGTAACTTACTCAGATGTCACAGATGATGTACAAAGCATATCAATTAATAGAGGACGTTCAAGAGACTTAGACACCTTTTTAGCAGGTAGTTGTTCAGTACAATTATTAAACAATAATAGAAAATACGAAAATACTAATACAGCAAGTCCTTACTATCCTGGTATAGAACCAATGATAGCAATTAGGGTAGATGCTACTACAGATGGCGGAAGTACCTACGAAGACTTGTTTATAGGTTTTGTAACAGACATAAACCTTAGCTATCCTGATAAAAACAACTCATTTGCTAATTTTGAGGCATCTGATGCTTTTATGAAGATAGCTAATACACAGATTATTGATGATAACTTCTCAGCAACAGATAGCGGTACATTAATTAATAATATTCTTAATAGCTCTACTGTTAAATTCTCAGGAGATAGAGACATAGAAACTGGAGTTTCTAATATGCAGGCCTTATCAAATCTTAGTGGTAATACCCTATCTATATTGCAAAAAGTAGAACAGTCAGAAAACGGTTTATTATTTATGTCTAAAGATGGTAAATTAACCTTTAAATCAAGACATACAACATTCCCTAGTAGTCCTAGTGCAACATTTAGTGATGATGGTTCAGATATACCATACTTACGCGTAGATTATATAAACGACGATAATGAGATTTATAACATAGTAAACTTAACAAGACTTAACGGAACTACACAATCTGTAGAGGATATTGGTAGCCAAGGTAAATACCTGGTAAGAACGTTAACTAGGACTGATTTATTAAATGACAATGACGCAGAAGTATTAGACGCTTCAAACTTTCTTTTAGGTAAGTTTAAAGACGCAATAATACGATTTGATAACTTAGTAGTAGATTTAACAGAGGCTACAACAACTAATCAAGATACAATACTACAAAGAGAAGTAGGCGACTTAATTAAAGTAGAGTTATCACCAGTTGGTGGGGGAAGTCCTAGCCAAATAACAACAAATGAAGTTATTGACAGTATTAATTACAACATAACACCTGACATCTTTAGTTGCTCTTATAAGCTATCTAATGCTGATGTTCAGGCATTTATGAGACTAGACAATGTGTTGTTTGGTGTACTAGATACAGACAAGTTAGGTTATTAATGACATATAGGACTAAAGCAAACAAAGAGAGGATAGAATAACAATATGGCCAACGGATTTAAAACATTTGCAGTAGGAGAAGTATTAACAGCTTCCGATGTAAATGATTACTTAATGGAACAAGTTGTCGGCATTTACGCAGACGCAACAGCAAGAGACGCACAAATAACAAGCCCGATAGAGGGACAGTTTGCATATTTATCTGACACAAACGCCTTAACCTACTACAACGGAACTTCATGGGGTAGTTTTATTGGCGATGGAGATATTACAGCAGTAAACGCAGGCGCAGGAATGTCAGGTGGCGGTGCTTCAGGTGCAGTAACCTTAGCAGTAGATGTTAATGGACAATCATCAACAACTGTAGCTGTAGGAGACGAGATTTTAATAGCAGATGTTGACGATAGTAACAACATCAAGAAAACAACAGTACAAGACATTGTCAACCTTGCACCTGGTGGAGTATCACTAGGTTTAGTGTTGGCATTAAGCTAAGAAAGGAATAGAAATTGAGCGATACACTACATTCAGTACAAGGTCAATTAGGAACAAGTACAGCAGACATTATTGACGCAGTACCCGCTTCTACAACTGAAACTGTAATTGGTATTTTAGTATCTAACGTTAGTGGTTCTAGTGCTGATGTAACAATAGATTTAAGTGTTATAAAATCAGGTGGAACATTACGACACATTTTAAATGATGTTTCACTACCATTTGGTACAACAATAGAAATAACAACAAAGATAACATTAGAAACTGGGGACGTTCTGCAAGGATTATGCTCAGCTGCTTCTAGTGCTGACTATAACGTTTCATTCTTACGACAAACCTAAAGGATTAATATGTCCTATATAGGCACACAAGTAAATGACGTAGTTAAGAACAGTGGCTTATATACACCTAGTGAAATACTGCAACTTACTAAAGAGGGTAGTTGGGGTGGCTCATTAGAACTTATTGACACTATTTCTTATTCAAGTGGTGTATCAACTGTTTCTGCAACAAATTTACAAGAGGATAAATATGATGTTCATTTAGTGCATTTTAAAAATTTTGAAATTACTACAAGTGGTGGTGGAACTTGTCAAACAAATTTTCAATTAGCAGAAAATGGTACATTTACTACAAGTGGTTACCAAAGGGCAATACAAGGTGCAAATGCTAGTGGTGGTAGTGGTTTTGAAGGTAAAAGTACAAGTGACACAAAAATATTAAATGCTTATAGTACAGCTAATGTAATCAATATAAATTTTTCTTTATATATGTATATATACAATGCAGGAAATAGTTCTAAATATACCTTTATAACATATCAATTAGCTAAAGATGAAGCAGGAGATTTTCAATACCAATTTGGTGGTGGTGTTTTACCAACTGCAAGTAAAGTTACAGGTGTAAGAGCAATAGAAAGTGTTGGTGGCACTTATGATAGTTTTGAAGTAAAGGTTTATGGAGTAAAACAGATATGAGTAACCTAAGATTAATTAATGAAACTACTATTGCTAATGGAACATCTTCATCAATAACAAATGATTTATTCAATGCAGATTTTGATATTTATAATCTACAAATAAAAAGAACTTTAGCTAGTGCAACAGGTGGTATGTCACTAAGACTTGTTAACAGTAGTGGCTCAATTATTTCACAATTTTTTGATTTTGCTTATTTAGGTTTAAATGCACATGCTACTTTCCATGAGGGCAGAGGACAAAACAATAGCTTTTTTCAATATTTAGATTGGTCAAGTGGAACTGTTGCAGACCAATCAAGTATAAATTTATATGTATTTAACCCATTTTCAAGTAGTTCTTATACATTTTTTATGAACCAAACTATGGGAACTTATTCACCTGCAGGACTTTCTACTAATGGTTTTAAAGGAATAGCAGTTGCTAAAGATATAAGCTCTGCAACAGGAATACAGTTACAACCAAGTCAAGGTGGAACTTTTGGATTAGAGATTAGAACTTATGGATTGAGAGTAGATAGCTAATGGGATTAGTACAAGTAGCAACAAATACAGTAACAAGTGCAGTATCTAGTGTTACCTTAACAGGCATAGATAGTGATGATGTTTATATGTTGGCTATAAGTGGTGGAAAATGTAGTGAAAATGATAGGTATGGTTATTTAAGAGTAACAGAGAGTGGAACAGAAAATTCATCAGCAAATTATGATAAAGCAAATAAAACTTTAAAGTCTGCTACTTCTTTTGAAAATGATAGTGGAACTAATGCAACTTTTTGGGATAGGATAAGTTCTTTAGAGGGAGAATTTTTAACAAGTGGTGTTACTTCAAATGCTATTATGTATCTTTATAATATGAACTCAACAACAGAGTATGCTTTTATGACACACGAGGGAGTTACTTATGATACTACTAATGGTGTTTTGGGCGCACAGGGTGGTGGGGTTTTTACTTCAGCTGGTACTGCAAGAGATGGTGTTAAATTTTATTGGAATAGTGGAAATGTTACAGGTGGAACTTTTACATTGTACAGGGTGGTTTAAATGAGTGAATTTGGATATATACCAGAAGCACCAGAACAAAGTTTTGGAAATAATAAAGG